TTCTAGGGTTTGATCATTATTACTGTGGATAACAAATACTGTATCACAGTAATCTTCGTCACCCCAACTACCCCAAGGATAGCCATCTGTAAACATAATAAACTTTTTAGGTTGTATATCGTTAAGCTTCATATATTCCCAATTACAATCAAATTCAGTTCCACCGCCGCCCATAATTTGATAATCTAGCAAGTCGTCACCACAATCTGCACTAAAGTCTTGTTCGTTATATACTTTAGTATCAAAGCACCATAACTTAATATTGTAGTCTTTGTACTCGTCCATGATGCCTTTAACTTCACCTAAAAAGTCTTGTGCTTGTTCATTACCAATTGATCCTGACATGTCAAGTCCAATACAAATATCAATTGTTTCCATAAAACTCATACCAGGTAAAACTGCACCTGACATCTGTCCTTTACGGCTTGGACGAGTAAAGGTATAATCGTTACGTATTGTTGATTGTATTTGTTGACGTAATATTTCACGCCAGTTCATTTTAGGCTCAGTAAGTTCTTTAATCATACGTTGAATCTCAGCTGGCGTATTGCCAGCGCCAGCTGCTTGAGCTGATGCCATCATGCCTTCTTTAATTTCATCACGTATCTTCTTTAATTCTTCTTTAGAATATGAAGGTCGTTTTCCTTTACCTGGTGCTCCGTTGCCTTCTGGCGAATCACCGTCTTCTCCTGATGCTTCCCAATCAATGTGTTCATCAAGTAATTCACCTAATGCTTTAAGTTGTTCTTCATCATAGTTTTCAAATAAGTCATCGTATACTGCTTCAGAACTCCAATTTTCGTATTTAAAATCTTGATAACAGTCAATTAATGTTGGCTTAGTACCAATACGATCACGAACCAATAAGTTGTTTACAATATAGTCTGCGGAGATATTGTGTAATGTAGGAAGTCTATCTTCTCTACGAGTAAAGTGATCAAACACACAATGTAAAATTTCATGTGCAATAACAAATTCAATTTCTTTATTTGTAAGTGCATTAAAGAATTGTGTGTTAAAGTATAAATGTCTGCCATCAACTGCGGCAGTAGGAACCCATTCGTCAGCAGCAACAATGCGTAAACGTGTAGCCATATTACCAAAAAACGGATGACGAAGTAGTAAGCCTACTCTTGCAATAATGATACGATCAAGTACTTCGACTCGCATTTCTGCAAGTTCTTCAGGAGTAATATCTGGATTTGGTTGCCAATTTTTTTTGCCTTCAACGCTCATTTGCCATGTTCCTTGTAACTGTTATAATACTATTATATACTTATTTACAGTAGATGTCAAGTAAAAATGGACGTTTTTGTTGAGAACGTCCAAACTCATTTCACCGTTAAGCCTTTTGTGCAGCAGTAATATATCTTCCATACTTTTCATGAAATTCATCAAAGCAATCGATTTCGTCCGGGTCAATTGGTAAGCCGTATTGGGTAAGAGCAAGTTTAATGCCCATTACAACCAATTCAGTATCAAAATTATCCATAGAAAACCTAAGGAAGTTATTTACTTTATCATCAAACTTTTTATCGTTCTTGTCTGATGCGTCTTTTAGCTCGTAACAGAGTGAGACAGTTAAGGAATACATGGCACTGATTTCTTTTGTCTTTAGCTCTTTTACTTTACCTGCCAAAATATCACTTGGGTTAGGCATGCTCGATGCAACTTTACGGTGAGCACTAAATTTCACAGCAAGGCCTTCGCCTACTGCGCCACTAACTAAATCTGTAGTGGTACTCTCGTCATCATCATCCTCAAGTAATTCGGATACAAATGACCAGGATCTCGGTGTAGCAAAACTACGACTTGGACTTTTTGGATCAAAGTCATACAAGTCTTTCTTGCTAAAAGTCAAATAACCAACAACATCTCTGTGGATCTTGTTTTCAGCAGCCCATGCAAACCAATCATCAAAATCAACAGCAAGTTCCAAGTGAACAAAACGATTTGCTAACGGTGCTGGCATTCTGTAAGTAACACCTTTATCTGCTTCTCTGTTACCAGCTGCAACAATAAGGACGTTGTCGGGTAGTTTATATTGTCCTACACGACGGTTAAGAATTAACTGGTAAGCCGCCGCTTGTACTGCAGGCGCTGCAGAGTTCATTTCGTCTAAAAACAATACAATGTTATCATATTGTGCTGCAAACTCAGCAGTAGGAAGTTCTGCTGGAGGTGCCCATTTCATTGTATTATCGTTTGCACTATAATACGGCATACCTTTAATGTCAGTAGGATCCCAAAGTGACAAACGAATGTCAATAAGATAACTGTTAGGTAATGAAGTGGTAACTTGTCCAATAATATCAGACTTACCAATTCCTGGAGGTCCCCATAAAAATAGTGGACGTTTTTTCTTAAAAGCTCGTATAATGCTTTTTTTAGCCTTATTTGGGCTAACAGTACGTGTCATAACAACTTCTGACATTTAGTATTCCTCTTCTTATTGCTAAGTTTATCAGTGCCTACTTCTAACTATATATACAGTATAGCACCTTATTTACTAAAGGTCAACCTCTTTTAACAGATTTTATGATTTATTTCGTTCTTTATAATCTGCTACTGCTGCTTTAATTGCATCTTCAGCTAGTACTGAGCAATGTATCTTTACTGGCGGAAGTGCAAGCTCACTGGCAAGCATAGTATTTGTTATTGCAAGTGTTTGATCTAGTGTCATGCCTTTGACCATTTCGGTTACTAAGCTACTACTTGCAATAGCACTACCGCAACCATATGTTTTAAAACATGCGTCTTCTACAATGCCATCATCGTCTACTTTAATTTGCAGACGCATAACATCGCCACAGGCTGGAGCTCCAACCATACCGGTTCCAATATTTTTAGCAGGATCCCACTTACCTACATTACGAGGATTTTCGTAATGGTCTAACACTTTCTCTGAATATGCCATAATTATAGTCCTTATCTAAGTCATGCTGTATTATTTATTATGTATTTTTATTTCTGTCTGTTTAGAGCTTTATTTATACCGTATTTCTTAACATCACCAGAGAAAAGATGCAGTTCTAATGCTTTCTTTTCGTTCGTAACTATCATTCCGTGCCTACCAATCCAATAAGGACAATCAATAAACTCATCTAACCATACTAAGGTGTTAGAAGTCATTGTAAAGTCTTTTGGAAAAGGAACCTCGTATGTAGTTAATTCAATTTCTGAAGTCACAAATTCCATTCCAGAATCAGTAAGTCGTAATCCACCTTTATCTTTACTTCTATTATTTTGCCACCACACGGGCATAAATTCTTGCATAGTGGATTCGTTAACAGACTTTCCAGATTCTTTTAAAAATATCTTAGTATAAATTTCTTTCCAGTTCATGATTCTTTAACTTCTTCACCTGCAATTAATTTTACAACTGAAAATTTGATACAATTAAATGTTTCATTTAATTTCTTAGATAGATTAATAGCATGTCCGGGATTACTAAACGAAACTTTTTTATATTTTGGTCCAGGGTAACTAGTAAGTATATTTTGTGTTTTTAGGTTAAAAGGCTTGCCTTCGTAGAATACTGCCCAAATGGCATCTGCTTCTAAAATCTGTTCGCTCTTGTAACTTTTTTTATCAACATACTCTAAAAGTATGTTTGGCTTTGGTCTACTCATATACGTAATCCTTATCAATTAACTACGTATATTTATCTATTTTTTTCATTAAGTAGGTACTTAATTGTATACGGATACAATTTATGTTCTACTTCTTGTAGGCGTTTGTGTAGGATTTCTACGGTGTCGTTTTCATTTATATCTAATGCCTCTTGTACTATAATAGAACCTGTGTCCATGCCTTCATCAACAAAATGTATAGTTACTCCTGTATACTTAACACCATATTCCAATGCTTGTTCAATAGCATTAGCACCTGAAAATGCAGGTAATAAAGATGGATGAATGTTTATAATACTGTTACTTGGCATTGATTGCACAAATTGCTTGCTTAATAATCTCATAAACCCTGCAAGTATTAGTAACTTAGTATCGTATTGTATAACTAGCTTAGATACCTGTTCTTCTAGTTCTTTTAAACTTTGCCAACAATATATAGGAATATTTGCTTCTTCGGCAATATCTAACCCGTATGCATGTTGTTTATTTGATACAACAAATTTAACATCAATGCCGTTGTTAATCATTGCATTTAAATTAGAACCAGCGCCACTTAATAGTACTCCTACACTGTTCATTTTAAATGTTTACCACTTGCCGCCAACATCCATATTTACTTCAATTAATTCGCCATCGTTTGATTTGCTTTCTTTTACAAATTTTTCTAAATCACCATGTAATCTAGCCATTGTAATACCAAGAGTGAATGCAAGGTTCTTTGCTTGTGCAATTGGAAGACGTAGTTCTTTTGAGTTAGACGCCTCTGCTGATTTTACCATTTGGATAAAATTTTGAATAGCACTTGTGTTTAATGGTTCATCTATTGTTGACACGCGATAACTCCGTTCTCATTTCTATCTCCGACTTAAACGGACCTTTACTTTCATAACGTTCAATAGTAATTAGTTTAGGACAAAAACTTTTAACCCAACCTTTATTAAATCGAATTATAAAATATCCAGCACAATATAAACTTTTAGATTTATTTGATTTACTAAACATTGGTAGTTTATTCTTTACATCGTATATAGGATTATATGGAACACAACTAGTTGGAACTCCATGTACTATTTTCTCAGTAGGAACTGTTTCAGTAATATCTAATTTAGACCAAAGTATTTTACTACCAAAGTTCTTTGATACTTGCTGTTCGTTATTAAAAATAACACATTTACCATTTGTATCGTTAAGCATGTATTTTTCGTCATTAAAAGTTAATGTTCCGACATTAACACCTTCGTCTTCAACAATCCAAAATTTTCCATCTAAAACTTCTTTTGCTTTTATTGTCATCCAGGGTACCTCGCATTAAGTGGTTCAGCAAAATAGGTAGCTTGATCTGCAACTCTTTGCATATCCCATTTTGCACAAAATTTCATAAGACGCATGCCAACTTGTGTAATATCCTTAGCAACCATATGATCTTCAATTACATCATTAATAATACTTCTAATATTACCAGGTTGTGCAGTAAGGTCACACAGTACAACATTACGATTGTAGTCATCAAGAACACGATGTTCTACGCCTTCATGATCTACCCATCGCTGTAGCATCATGTTATTCCAGTTATAACCTTTTGTACTCTTATCTTCAAAAGCCTCAATAAGACCAACTTTATTCTTAGTGCCTTTCTTACGTACACCAGGGTAAGCACTAAACACGTTATCACTTGTGTCGCCACGCATACACTTTTCAAACAACATAAATTCAGGATGCGGAGCAGGCTTTGCTTCTTTAGTCTTTTTATCAATAATCGGCTGACG